CCATTATTCCAAAGATTACCCTTAGACAATAGTGAGACATGTTTCACAAAGGCTTCGGTGCCTTTGCGTTTACCTTTGGCTATCCCATCGGATGTGCCAGTATACTTCAAAACTATTCGTCCTCGCTAGGGATGTCGCTAAATAGTGCTTCATCGGTTTTGCGGTTCTCTGAACGCTGAGCAAATTCTCCTAGACCGATAGCAGATAAAACAAATGCTACAACGGATTCCGTTGGAACGGAATCCGAAAATATTGGGGCAAGCAAAGCGACCGCTGCGGAAACAAATGCTGCGGCACGGACAGGGTTGTTGTGGACGAATCCTTTAATCTTTTCCATACTATAGGGTAGTCGTTCCCTAGTGATATATTAGCCAACGGGAGGAGGTGGAGGAAACTCTACCCAAGACAATGTGCTTTCATCCCAGCGATAATCACCTTCAGGTTTAGGTGTTGGTGCTTGCCAATCGTTGTTACTGTCCAGTGACCATGATGCGTGTGGTTGTGATGTAACAAACTCATCACGAACAGGGTCGTATGCGCAACCTATTGCTGCATAATTCTTGCGAATGTTGTTGTTGTAACTCGTTTGAATCCAAGTTCCACCCAACAGGTTATGACACCATTCCGAACCATTTGTTTCGTGTTCATCAGCAACCACAATAACTTGAACAACAATATTGTTTTCATCTATTTGAGCAAAATGAGCCATTACGCAACCACCAAACTAGTAGTACCTGTGCTTGTAAACTCGTGAACAGTGTATGTTGTGGCACCACTTGGTCCAACAGTTTTTGTTCCACCAGTAATTGTATATCCAGCACTAGAGGCAGCAGCCGTTAAATAACGAACAATAACAACGCCAGAACCACCAGCCTGACCATAGTTGCCGAAGTATCCACCACCGCCACCGCCGCCTTTGTTTGCTGCTGGAGTACTTCTTGCATAACCGTAACCATAATAGTCGTTGATATAGATGGCACCACCACCACCGCCGTCAATACCTGCGTTACCGTTAGTGTAGTCTCCACCTGCTGAACCACCGCCACCACGCATGACTGCTGTACCAGTAATATCGTTACTTAATCCAGCACCACCGTTTCCCGCACCACCAGCACCAGTACCGCCAAGACCACCCGATGCAGCAGTAGTGATGGTTGCAAATGTGCTTGTTCCACCAGCACCGTTTGCAGCACCGCCTCCAGCACCAACAATCACAGTGTATGTTCCTGCACCAAGTTCCAAAGGTGCTTCTAAGGAAGCACCATATCCGTTTGTTGCACCAGTAACATTGGTTCGGTAACCACCAGCGTTACCGCCGCCACTATCGCTGCCTCCGTTGCCGCCACCAATAACTAAATATTGGAAAACAATAGGTAATGCACCACCGCCACGCCAATAGCCATCAGCCTGCAAGGTGTTTCCACGGCGACTGCGTGGTGCCAAAGCACCACCGCTAACCGATGTACCACCACTAGTGTTGCGAATAAAACTAGGCATCTAAGATGACCTTACGATGTTATGCGGTTAACATACCCATAAACAACAATGCTGGTGTTAGTCGCAGCATAAGCGGAAATAACTTTTGCGGTAGCATTACCCGCAAGAACCAAACCAGCAACAATCAAATACAAACCATTTTCTGCCTTAACAGTGTATTCAATTTCGTTTGTTCCAGCAGTTACACCACCATATTGAATGGTAAGTTTACGGTCAGTGGTGTCATAGTTGACTGCGTACAGCCAAATTTCATCAAGAACTGATGTGCTGGTTGAACCAGTGTGGATGGTTGGACCAGCCGTACCAGAAGAACCAGAGTTAATCAAGATTCCTGTTCCAGCAGTGTTGCCGCTAAGTGGTATTTTGCTAAAAGTTGCCATATACTATAGAACCGTCCGTTCCCTAAACCAAAATAACTTGCTGTTCAACCGTGTCAAAACGGTCAAAAATCTCTAATTCCAACCATTCATCATGGTTGCCATACTCAAAAATCAGTGCATCAATAAACACTGGGTATTCTTCAGCCCAAAAATTGTTAGCCAAATCAGCCAAAGTGGTGCCAGAAGCACCCTGCAAAACATAATATTCGTATCCCAAAGACCCACGATACATCTGCCCCTCAGGACCTACAGCAACCCAGTGGGCAGCCAACAGGTCACCCAAGGTTGTCCCCGCTGTCGGGTACAAAACTTTTAAAGCCTCATACATAGCATCGTTAGTTGTTGCCATTATCAACCTTTACTGTTTTGGTTTCTAAACGGAAACGCTGCTCACTTGCTGCACCAGCGGCAAGTAACTCTGTTAACTCCTCATCAGACAACTCTGTGACATTGGTCTTATGAGCAACCTCAAGTTGCATAGGAGCCAAACGACCAGTAGCCTGAAGATACAATTTAGCCGAGTTGTTATCACCATCAAGAGCGCGAACAAACAAATTATCCAGCAACTGCTGAGTGCGCTCAGGTGAACCTTGTAGGTCCTCTATTCGGCGCTTCCATTCCTGTTTGAACACAGCCTTGTTTTTCCAGCGGCGTAATGTTGTTTCGTCAACCCCAAGTTGTTTAGCGTATGCGGCTTGACTTGATGGTATACGCCCAGATGCAGGTGTGCATAACCAGTTTAAAAACTGTTCCTGTCTGGTGTCTAGTATTTCTGCCATCTACTATTGTCCTCGCCGTTCCCTGATACGGTTAAATATCACTGTACTTGTATTGTACTTGTATAGGGAACGGGGAACATATAGTATGGGGGGGATAAAGGGGGGGCATAGGAGAAGTGTATCTCGGAACTTATGTGACGAGATACCAAATAGTATAGGTTTAAGGATACAACCACCTAACGGTGGTTGACAATAAACTGATACAGTTACAGCAAGGACAATCAATGAGAACAGCAATAGCAATTATTTTGTCAGTTTTCGGAACATTGTTTTTTATCACAATATACTTAAGAATGTTATTTAAAGAATTCGGAGAATAGAAATGCCAAAAGTAGGCGGAAAAACATACCCATACACAATGGCTGGAATGGCTGCTGCAAAGAAAGCCAAAAAGAAAATGATGCCAAAGGCTAAACCAAAGAAAAAGTAATGGGTTACACCAAACCAGAGTTGCGTGCCAGAATTGTTGCTTCAGTTAAGGCTGGAACAGCAGGAGGAGCAGCAGGACAATGGTCTGCTCGTAAAGCACAAATAGTAGCACAACGCTACAAAAAGGCTGGTGGAGGGTACTCTGGACCCAAAACCGCCAAACAGTCTAGTTTAAGTAAATGGACATCAGAGAAATGGACAACCAAATCTGGTAAACCATCCACTCAAGGACCGAAGGCTACAGGTGAAAGATACCTGCCAAAGAAGGCTATAGAAAGTTTGTCAGCAGCGGAATACGCTGCCACAACTAAGAAGAAGCGTGAAGGCATAAAGTCGGGTCAACAATTTGTTAAACAACCTAAAAAGGTTGCAGAGAAAACTTCACGGTACAGATAATGGCAGCGAAAAAGAAAAAGAAAACACCAGCGTGGACAAGAGCCGAAGGCAAGAATCCAGCAGGTGGACTAAACGCTAAAGGTCGTGCCTCTTACAAGGCTCAAACAGGTGGAACATTAAAACCACCTGTCTCGGCTAAAGCCGCAGCAAAGTCACCTAAAAAGGCAGCACGCCGTAAATCATTCTGTGCAAGAATGGGTGGCATGGCAGGACCAATGAAAGACGCTAAAGGTAGACCAACACGCAAAGCATTGGCTTTGCGCAAATGGGACTGTTAATCATATAAAACTATATATGGGATAAGGTTCCCAGCGTTTAAAACCCGCCCCCGTTTTAGACTCTTTGCTCTCGCTAAGTACCGTATAATAAAAATGGCGACACTAGGGGCGTACCCCCCCACACCCCCCACCCCTTATGCGTGTGCGTACACGCGTGTTAAATGCCCGTGTGCGTACACACACTAGCCTTATGACCCATATTTTTTGCGGGATTGCTCACACATATGCGTATGCGAGTGCGCACGCGACCTACTGCCAACCCAGTTCTTCGTATGCGTACGCGTACAGCGGTGTCAAACAAAGATTTGTCGGTTGTTAGCGACGCTGTTAGTGATACGGTGGTTACGCCGTGTGTACGAGTACGGCGTTGTCAAACAAAGATG